CATGCGTCGCTGCAGAAGGCCATGCAAGAGGGCAAAAGCCTGCAGGCCTGGAAGCGGGAGGCGCGCACGATACTTGGCGCGGAGGGCAAGACGCCCGCGGCGCTGTTGCGCGACCACCGGCTGGACACCATCTTCCGGACCAACCTGCAAACTGCCTACCAGGCCGGGCGCTATGCCCAGCTGCAGGAGAGCACCGGGCTGCGCCCCTACTGGCGCTACTCGGCCGTGCGAGACCTGCGGGTGCGGCCGGAGCACGCGCTGCTGCACGGCCTGGTCTACCCGCACGGCCACCCGTTCTGGGACCAGTACTACCCGCCCAACGGCTTCAACTGCAGGTGCACGGTGCAGAGCTTGTCCGCGCGGGAGATGGAGCAACGCGGGCTCACGGTGCAGGAGGAGCTGCCCGGGAAGCGCGAGTGGGTGGACCCGGTGACCGGGGAGGTACGGCAGGTGCTGCCCGCGCCGGATCCCGGGTTCGGGCGCAACGTGGGTCGGGATTGGTTGGCGGGGCTCTCGCCCCGGGAGCTGGACGGGGAGCTGGTGCCGCTGCCCATGCCGACGTTGTGCAAGGACGGCAAGGGGATGTTTGCGGGGACGGGATGCAAGGTGCCGCTGGGTGAGATCGATGCCAGGCACATCCACGTAGTGCGTCCGGGCGACCTGCTGCCGAAGGCGATGAGCAAGGAGGACCAAGTCCGCACGTTCCTGCGTGAGTTCGGCGTGACGACCCTGGGCGGCAGCGCGGTGTTGCGCCTGCCCGGAAATTATCCGCTGGTCATCGACAAAGGGCTGTTCACGGACAAACGCACCGGAGAGCTCAAGGGGGCGTGGCGCGACAAGGGCGAATACCTGCGGCTGCTGGCGCACACGCTGCAAAGCCCCTACGAGGTGTGGTGGGACACTGTGACCATCGAGGGTAACGCGAGCCGACCAAGGAAGTGGCGGGACAAGGTCTATGTGAGGCTGAAGTGCATCAGGTTGTTCCGCCGGGAGTCCGGGAGCGGGCTGGGCGGTTACGCGTCGTTTTCGCTTTTCGGCCCCTACTGGCACGGCGCAACGGCCTTCTCGCCCAAAGCCGGGCGCAGCCAACAGGCGGTGGAAGGGTATCTGGAGCAGGAACGGCAGGGTGTGCTGCTGTACCGGGAAACGCTCAGGTAAGCCGGTGCCCTGAGCTCGCCGCCAAACCGATCCCTCCCCGGCGGGTTGGTTACTACGGCGACCGGAAGAGACACAATATTGCTCGTGCGCGAAAAGTCAAGCACCTTGTCAGGCGCGCCAGGCGGCCCGCAGGGGCGCGGGAGGGTGCCGGACGGGTCAAGACAGCCCGGACCGGGGTTGCGTGCAAATTAGGCCGTATAATGGCCGTATAATGGGGGTGGTCCCGTGTTGGACCCGGACCCGTGAACGTCAAGGGCCGCGCTGAAAGATTTCAGCGCGGCCCTTGGTGCGTGCGTGGGCTAGTTCTGCCAGCACCGGGCCGGGACGTCAAGCGGCCCACAAGGAGGACTGGATGCCACAGGACGCGGGAGACTGGGTGGAGATCGCCCGGACCGGGGTCTGGACGGACATGAGCGGCGCCACGGTGCGCATCGGGCCGGAGGAGCTGCAGGCCATGGCGGGCACGCCCCTGGCGGATGCCGCCGACGGGGTGCCGCTGGTCTTCGGGCATCCCAAGGTAGGGGATCCGGCCTACGGCTGGGCCACTGCCCTGCGGGTGCAAGGGGACCGGCTGTTGGCCAGGTTCCGCGCCGTGCCCGAGGCGGTGGCCGCGGCGGTGCGCGCCGGACACTACCGGCATGTGAGCCCGGCCGTGACGCCGCAGTGGCGGCTGGTGCACGTGGGACTGCTGGGGGCCGCGGCCCCGGGCATCAAGGGACTCCAGCCGCTGGACGGCGTGCGCCTGGCTGCCCCGGATACACAGGCCCTGCTGCGGTTGGCGGGGCCGGAAACTTACCCTCAGCAAGAGGAGGATATCGTGGACAAGGACGTAGCAGCCCTCAAGCAGGAGATCGAGGAGCTCACCAAGCGCCTGGCCGAGTTGCAGGAGGCCCTGGCCGCAAAGGAAGCGGAACTGACGGACAGTGCCAAGACCCTGGACGAAGAAAAGGCAGCGTTCGCGGCCTACAAAACGGAACAGGTGCGGCTCAAGCGCGAGGCGCGGCTGGGCGCCCTGGTCAAGGACGGAAAGCTGCTGCCCGGAGATTTGCCGCGGGTGCGGGCCTATGCCGAGGCCCTGGCAGCCGGGGGGCGGACGCTCAGTTTCGCGGCGTCGGACGGCAGCACGCAGCAGGTGCCCGCGGACGAGGACTTCCTGGCGCAGCTGGAGCGCGGCTCCGGCCACGGGTTGTTCCGGGAGTTCGCGGGGCCGGCCGGGTCGGGCGGGTCGGGCGGGGCAGGCGGGGGCGAGGCCCCGCGCCTGGATACCACGGACATCAACAGGCACGTGTAACGCGTGCGGGAGGCTAATATGGTGATCAGCGGCAATCTGCACAGCGGATCATACGCACAGGAGCGGGCCCGGGCCGAGAGCTATACGCCGCTCCTGACAACGGTGATGCTGGCGGTCTCGGCCCTGGCCGGGACCTGGCCCTGCGGCCTGATCCTCGGCCGCAACCCCGCGCACCTGGGGGTGCCCTACGGCCCCCTGCAGGTCCTCCTGGGCGAGGGGGACGGGGTCAACAAGTCCTTCGTCATGGCGCTGAGCGAGATGGAGCCCGGCAGCCTGAGCGTCACGGATGGGACGGAGACCTTCACGGACGACGGCTGCGCCGTGTTGACCGGGTCTGCCGGGGGCACGGGGCGCGTGAACTACCAGACGGGGCTGGTGCGGGTGACCTTCAACGCCGCCCCGGGCTCGGTGGACGTGGCCGCTATCTACACTCCGGCTCCGGTGCTGGTGCTGGACCAGGCAACGGATCCGGCCCAGACCCCGGCCGCCCTGTGCATTCAGCTGGGGGCCGTGCGGCGTGGGCTGCTCAAGGTGGGGGCGGCCCAGGCCGCGCCTGACGTGGCGGTGCTGCGGGCATTGCAGCGGCGCGGCATCGTGGCCGTGTAACACACAAGGAGGCAACGCGACATGTCACTTCTGGATTTGCGACCCTATTTTACCCCCCAGGCCGTGGTGCAGCGGCTCAAAAGCCTGCCCCCGCTGCAGTCCGCGGTGGTGGACCGCGTGTTCAAGCGCAAAATCAATCACCCTCTGGCACTGGTGGGACGCCAGGACATCACCGATCTGGCCCTGCCCGCCCCGCTGATCCTGCGCGGGGGGCCGTCCCTGCCCACGGGTGGCGGGCCCGTGAGCCTGGCGGCGTATGAGCCATACGAGGTGGCGCAGCACGACCGGCTCGACGCGGCGGACCTCAACAACCTGCAGGTGCTGGGGGCGGAGAGCATCGAGGCCCGGCTGGCCGGGATCGACGACCGGCTGCGGCGCATCTGTCGCGCGACCACCGAAGGTCTGGCGGCCACGGCCCTGACCGGCACGGTGCGCTGGCCCGTGGCCGTAGAGGGGGGCGGGTACGAGACCTACACGGTGCAGTTCGGCGAGACCCTCGCCTACACGCCGGACGTGCTCTGGAGCGCCGCGGAGGCCACCCTGCGCAAGGTCTACTTCCACCTGCAGGACATGGAGACCCTGGTGACGGAGGCCGGGTACGGCGGAAAGGTCACCTTCTGGGCGGGCAAGTTCGCCTTCGTGGCGCTGCTGGCCCTGGCCGACGTGTACACCGAGGACAAGCGGGCCAAGCTCAAGGTGGAGGTGGGTGAAGGCTACGTGATCGTGGGCGGCTACAAGATCGAGAAGATGGTGGAGCGCTACCGCAACCCCGAAACCGGCGCCATGACCGCCAAGGTGGACGACCACAAGATCATGGCCTGGGCCGAAGACGCGGTGCACACGCTGTTCTACTGCGCCCTGGACGACCTGGACGCCAAGCTGCGCCCCCTGCCCTACTACAGCAAGCCCATCCGCCAGGACGACCCGTCCGGGGTCAAGATCGTGGGGCGCTCCAAACCGTTTCCCGTGCCCGTGCCGCAGGCCATCTGCTGGGCCACGGTGACGGCGCAGCAGGAGGGCTAGGTGGGCTACTGCACGGCCCAGGATGTCCTGGCGCTCATCGGTGAGCGCGCCCTGCAGGACCTGGTGGACGACACGGACCCCAGGCAGGGCGAAGTATCCTACCTCGGTGGGCGGCCCAAGGATGCCCTGGCAGCAGCCATGGCCGCCGCGGACCGGGAGATCGACGCCCATGTGGCCGCAGTGGCGCCGGTGCCGCTGCGTCAGGTGCCGTCGCTGATCCGCTTGACCGCGGCCAAGCTCACGGTGCGCAACCTCTATGCGCGGCGGCCGCAGCTGGATGCCAAGCGGTGGGAGGATGAGTACGCCCGGTGCCTGCGGCTTCTGGAGCGGATCGCGGCGGGCAAGGTGCCCCTGGGGGCCACCCCAGGGGCACCTGTGCAGGCCGAGCCTGCGGCCGGGGTGACGGTGGCGGCCCCTCCGCCGCTCTTCGGGGATCTGGGAGGGCGCTACTGATGGCCGGGGTGCGGCTGGAGCTGGACCTGCGGTTGCAGGGTCCGCAGCGCGCCAAGCTGCTCCTGCAGGGACTGCCGGACCTGAGCGAGGCCCTGGCGGCCGTGGGAGAGCATGCCCGGTCCCTGGCCCTCGACGCCTTCGAGGGGCAGCGCAGCCCCGGGGGTGCGGCCTGGTTGCCCTCGGGGCGCGCCCTGGCAGAGGGCGGCCTGACCCTGGTGGACACCGCCATTCTGCGTAACGAGCTGGACGTCCAGGCCTCGGCCCGGGAGGTGGCGGTGGGTTCGGGTCTGGAATACGCGGCCATCCATCAACTGGGTGGAGATGCGGGGCCCCGGCAGCGTCGGGTGACCCTGCCTGCCCGGCCCTATTTGCCGAGCTCCGAGGACCTGGACCAGGACTATGTGGCGACCATCCTGCGTGAAGCCCTGGAAGGTGCACTATGACGGCCCCTCACAACCAAGCCAAGTCATTGGAAGACGAACTGGTGGCGTTGCTGTTGCCCCTGCGGGAGCGGCTGGGCGCCACGGTGCGGGCCTGGGCCAGCACGGCCAGCCTCAGGGAGGTGGCGGAGGGCGCGGCCCGGCCGCAGCTGCCGCGCCTGCCCGCGGTGCTCGTCATGTTGGGGCGTCGGGACAACGCGCTCAGCGGCGCCATGCTGCGCCAGCGCTGGACCTGGGTGGTGCTGGTGGCGGACCAGAGCCTCAGGGAGCTGCACGAGGCCGTGGCCGGAGGGCCGCGCAATCCTGGCTGCTACGCTCTGCTGGAGGGGGTGCAGCAGCTGCTCTGCGGGTGCCGCGTCACGGCCGGGGGACTGCTCCAACCGGGCCGGGAATACGCGGTGAGCCTCAAGGCGGAGCTGGCCATGTACGCCTCGGAATGGATGGTGAGCACGGAGGTGCGGATATGATCTGCGTGATCGTGGGCATGGGCCCCACCCTGTGTGCGGATCTGGCCGCGTGGCGGCGCATCAGCCGGGCGCGGTGCCGCATCTGTTGCATCAACGAATCCGGGTTCTGGCAGGCCGGGCTTTGGCAGGCCGGGTACCGGCAGGTGGACTACTGGTACTCCTACCATGCCGCGGCCCTGAGCCAATGGGCTGGCCTGGCGCCGGGCTGCAGGCTCCTGTCCTGCAAGACCGGGGCGGCCGAGGCCTACGGCGTGGAAGTGTATCCGCTGCAGCCGGTGGAGACCTCCGGAGGCAGCGTGGTGCAGGCCGCGCGGCTCCTGCTGGGGCCGCTGGGCCTGGCCGGGGTGGTCTTCGCCGGGGTGCCTCTCACACACGGGTATGAGCGCTACGCCGGTGGCGTGCGGGCGCTGGCGGAACGGTACGGCCCTCGGGTGCGTGGGCTCTCGGGAGCGACACGCGAGATTTGCGGGGCCCCGGACAAGGCCTGGGCCCTGCGCATGCGTCAACTGGCACAACAGCAAGCCGCACAGCGGCAAGGAGACTGACAATGAGCATCCAGACCGGTTTGCAGACGGACCGGGGCATGAAGATCGTGGGCATCCTCAAGGTGCGCCGGGTGGACAAGAACGAGGTGGGGCTGGTGTCCATCGGCAACGCCACGGTGCTCACGGTGCAGCCCACGGTGGAGACGGACTACCGGCGCAGCAACTACAGCCCGGAGACCCGGGGGCAGGTCATCGACAGCGACACCCGGGTGACCGAGACCAAGTGCCGCATCGAGGTGGACACCATCGGCCGGGAGCTGCTGGCCATGTGCCTGGCCGGTGAGGACAAGGACCTGGTGCAGGCCGCGACACCGGGCCAGGTCAAGGCCTTCGCGGCCGCGGTGCTGGGCCGGTGGTTTGACCTGGGGCACCTCAAGGTGGGCAACGTCGTGGTGGAGGCCGCGTCCCAGACCATGCAGGAGGGGCCCGACTACCTGCTGCATCCGGCCTCGGGGCAAATTCTCTTCGTGGCCGGGGGCGGGATCGAAGCCGGGGACGCCGTGAGCGTCAGCTACGACGCGGGCACTGTGGAGGGGTACCAGATCGATGGGGCCACGCTGGGCAACATCAAGCTCGAACTACTGATGGAGGGTAAGGACGCCATCAGCGGGGACAATGTGCTGCTGCGCGCGCCCCGGGTGGCCGTGACGCCCACGGAAGCCATGTCGTTCATGAACGCGGCCGAGTTCCAGAAGGTGGGGCTGGACGGGATGATGGAGACGCCCGAAGGCTACACCAAGCCCTTTGTCGTGCAGCGGTTCAGCTAGGGGGTGGTCATGATCCATGATCTGCGCAAGCGGCAGACGGTGACGTTGGGCCAGGGCGAGGACGCCCTGGCCGTCCAGGTCCTGGAGGTCACGGCCCTGACGGCTCCGGAGTTCTATCGGGTGCTGCTGGCCATCGGCGCCCGGCTGATGCGGGGCGACACGGGCCCGGAAGCGGTTGAGGCCTGGGAACTGGCGGCCTGGCCGCAGCGGTTGGAACTGTTGCAGGCACACTGCATACTGCCCGCGACCTCACCCGAAGGCGGTGAGCTCGATGTCCAGGCGCTGGGGTTCGACCACGTCCGCAAGCTCTGGGAAGCGTTTTTGGAGGTGAACCAGGCGTTTTTCGCGGTGGCGCGGACGATCCTGCATGCGGCGTCGGACGCCCCGCCGACCCCGGACAGTTCGGCCGCGCCTGCGACGACGCCCTCTGCGAGCTCCTAGGCGCGGGGCACCATGCGGCCACGCAGTACGGCTGGGCCCGGTTCATCCGTTGCCTGCAGGCCGCGCGCCGCGTGCAGGCCCGGGAGCGACTGGCCAGGGTGGCTGACCTGGCCCTGGCCAGTCGGGGCGGTCAAGCCTTGAACAACCATTTGCAGGAGTTGCAGCGCGATGCCGACGGCACTTGAGTATGCCATCATCCTGAAGCTTCAGGACAACGCCTCGCCCGGCCTGAAGGGTGTGGGGCGGGAACTGGGCGAGCTTGGCACCAAGGCTCAGGGCAGTTCGGTGCAGATGTCCCGGCTGGGGACCGCCTCGGGCGAGGCCGGGGTTGCCCTGGGCGGCATGGCCACGAAGGTTGCGGGCCTGGCCGCGGGGGTGGTGTCGGTGGCCGCGCTGCAATCCGCCATCCAACGGCTGGGCGTCACGGTGCTGGAGACGGGGGGGCGCTTCGAGCAGTTGCGCATCACCCTGGACACCCTGACCAGTGGGGCCGGGTCCCAGAAGTTGGAGGAGCTCAACGCCTGGGCCAAGCAGATGCCCATCGACACCGAAGCGGCGGTGGGCGGCTTCATGAAGCTCAAGTCCATGGGGTTGGACCCCACCATCCGCCAGCTGGAAGTGCTGGTGGACACCACGGCGGCCCTGGGCGGCTCCGTGCAGACCTTTGACAGCATCGCCCTGGCCTTGGGTCAGATCCACACCAAGGGCAAGGTCAGCATGCAGGAGCTGCTGCAGCTGGCCAACGCGGGGGTGCCGGTCTTCGAGATCCTCAAGGACAAGCTGCAGCTGACCGGCGAGGAGCTCCAGGACATCGGGCGGTCGGGCCTCAGCACGCAAGAGGTCCTGGACGCTCTGCTGTCCGGTCTGGCGGATCGCTTCGGGGGCCAGGCGCAGCGCATGCAGGACAGCTGGGTGGGCCTGAAGAACGCCCTGGCCAGCGAATGGAAGGACTTCCTGAAGTTGGTGGCGGATGCCGGGGCCCTGGACTGGGCCAAGGAGAAGCTGCGGGCCCTGGTGGACGAGATCGAGCGCATGCGCTCGAGCGGTGAGCTGCAGGTGCTGGCCCAGGAGCTCTCGGACGCGCTCATCGCGGTGGGCAATCTGGCCGCCCGGCTGCTGGAGGGTGTGGCCACGGTTGCGAAATTCACGGTGGAATACCGAGAGCTGCTGACCGTGGTGGGGGGGACGGCTGCGAGTACGGCTCTGGTGCTTTCGCTCACCAGCGCGGTAACGGGGCTCGGGGCGGCGCTCAAGGGGCTGGCAGGGGCACAGGCCGCCACTGCTCTTGCGTCGGTGGGGACAGGCGCGGCCACGGCCGCAGCCAACATGGCCGCAGTCACACCCGCCATGACCGCTGTCGGCGCGGCCGTGAAGGAGGGACTCCAGGCTCTCGAGGGGTTGGATGCACACCTGGCCACCGCGGGCAACTGGAAACGGGCCCAGGACCAGGTGACCATGTACCAACAGGGCCTGGCCGCACTGGGCAGTCAGACCGATGCAATCAATGACGCTTTCGCGGCGTTGGACAGCCGCAACAAGGCCATGGCCGCCTCCACCGGCCAGCTCGGTGCGGCGTCGAAAACATTGCAACCCGTAGTGTGGGAGTCTGCCAATGCGTTTACTGGGCTGGGCACGGCACTCAAGGGGGCCTATACCGCAGCCAACACCTTTGTCGCTGGGTTGAGTCCGTTGACCGTGGCGCTCGGCATCGGCGCTGCGGCTGTAATCGCCTTTGGCGAGGCGTTCAAGGCTGCGGAAGCGGGTGTCGCGGAGATCGAGCGGCTGAACCAAGTCACCAGGGATTACAACAGCATTGCCAGGGACATGTTGACCCAAGCCGCCGCGAACTTTGCGGCGTTACCGCAAAAGATCGAAGCCGCCCGCCAGGAGCAAGAACTATTCAACAAAGGGATGTTGGACCTCGGCCACGCTTCGGACAACTTTTGGTCCGAAATGGGGAAGGCCGATGAGGTCCTCGGGGTGGACACCTTCCAAACGGCTGCGGAGCAGGTGACGGAGCTGTCCGTGGCGTTCAATCTCCTCAAGATGACGGAGATGTCCAAGCCCGCACCTGACCTGGAAAAGATCGCGGCCGCGGCGGACAATGCGGCCGCTGATGTGCAGAAGCTGCTGGACGCCGGTCACAAGCTCAGCGATCTGCCCTGGATACCCCCGGAAGTCAGGTCCCGGTTAGACGAGACGGCAGCTGCATTCAACGAGTTGGGGTTGACCTCCACGGGCACGGCACAGGCCAGCGCGGATAAGTGGCGGGGGGCCTACGACGCCATCCGGGAGTCCGCCAGCGCCACTGTGGCGCAGAAGCAGGAGGCGTGGGAGGCGTACGTCGCGAAGCTGGCCCAGCTGTCCCAAAGCTCGGGCGCGGCCTGGTCCGACGTCTACAAGCAGCTGCCCCAGGATGTGCGCGCCGCAGTGGACCAGTCACTGGCGGCATTGGGCAAGCTGGACAAGGCGCAGGACAAGGCCCGGGCGAAAAGTCGCGAGGGGAGCAGCTCGGGGGGCAGCGAGGGGCGGACGGTCACGGAGCAGGGCCACTCGACCGATTATGGCAAGAAGACCAACAAGCGCACCTACACCCGCTCACAGACCGACCTGCCCGCGGACGAAGACAGCACGCAGGGGGGCGCAGCTGCGGCGCGGGCCAAGAAAGAGCTCAAAGAGCTGGACAAGGAGCTGGCCAAGACCCGGGTCGTGACGCTGGAAGTAGACGGTATTGACCAGTTGCAGGACCTCAAACAACAGGCCGCCGAGCCGGTGGAGGTGCCCACCAAGCTCAAGTGGGATTACGATAAGCGGACCTTTTCCCGGGAACCGGTGCAGGTGCCTGCGAAGCTTGAGCCGGATGCCGAGGCGGTGGATGCAGCCAAAGACCAGGCTGCCACACCCGTGGAGGCACCAGTGGCCCTGCAGCCGGACACCCAGGCAGTGGAAGCGGCCCGGAACCAGGCCGCCGAGCCGGTGGAGGTGCCGGTGGACGTGGCCGTGGACACGGAGGGGGCCGCCACAGCCAAGGAGGGGCTGACGGAGGAGACGACCAGCACCCATGTGGTGACCCCGGACGCCGCTGCAGCCAAAGCTGAGATCGCCGCGCTGCAGCAGGACACGTCGAGCAAGCACACGGTCTACGTAGAAAAGGTGGAAAAGGCGGCGGTGGGGGGGCTCATGGGGGTCGCGGGCGGGGGGGCGGTCTTCCGCCGCCCGGCCAATCCGCTGGTCACTCAGGGGTCTGGCACCAAGGATGATGTGCCGGCGCTGTTGATGCGCAACGAGTTCGTGATGCGACGCTCCGCCGTGGAGAAGTATGGCGTGGGGTTCATGCACCAGGTCAACGCCGGTCAGCTGCCCCCGCAGTATCTCGACCTGGTGCCGCGTTTCGCGGCCGGGGGGCTGGTGCTGCCCCGGCAGTATCTCGACCTGGTGCCGCGCTTCGCGTCGGGTGGGGAGGTGGCGGGGGCCAAGTGGGGGGCCATCTCCTACGAGCAGCTGTTGGCGGAGATCCTGGAGAAGCGCGACCGGTTGCAGGCGCGGCTGAAGGTCGAACAGATCAACAGCGACCCGGCCTCGTATCTCGGCTCGGCCCTGGGCATCACCCTAGATTCGCTGACGGTGTTCAAGGACAGCTCGGCCTCCACCGAGACCAAGCTCGCCACGGCGGGCAAGGCCAGCGCGGCCCTGCAGACCCAGAAAGACGCCATCAGCGCCGAGTACAACGCCAAGATCAAGCAGGCCAGGTCCAACGGCAACGAGGAGCTGGCCGACGCCCTGGAAGAAATCCGCATTGAGCTGGTGGCCATCATCGAGGAGCTGCGCCAGGACCTGGTGACCCTGGCCGAGACCTACCAGGATGAAGTGGAGCGCGTGGCCCAAGAGACCCAGGATAAGCTCGACGACCTGCAGGAGGACTTCGACAAGGCGCGCGAGGCGGCCTGGGAGCGCCACGGCGCCATGACGGAGCAGAAGGCGGGCAACAGCAAGGGGAGCAACTTTTTTCAGCAACAGGAGCAGGCCAAGGCTACCAAGAAGGAAGCGGCCCTGCGGCGGCAATACACCAGCAAAAAGGCGCAGGCGGAACGCAAGGCGAGCACCAACATCCGCGCGGCCCTGCGCGAGGCCCGGCGCGGGGCGGACAAGAGCTACGACAGCTACGCCGCCACGGGCGACGAGACCGTGGCAATGGGGCGGTTATCCCTGCGGGGGATGTACAGGCAGTGGCTGACGGACATCCAGGACCTGGAGATCGAGCGCGACGCCGCCCTGGCCGAGCTGGAGCGCAGTTACGGCACTCTCAGCGTCTCGGGGTTCAAGCAGTTTCTCTCTCAAGGGGGCCTGGTGGGGTTGCCGCGTTTCGCCCAGGGCGGCGCGGTGCCCGCGCGCTCGGAGGCCTGGGCCGGAGTGGCGCGTTATGCCCGGGGTGGGGCGGTGCCCGCGCAATTGGGCACGCCGGGGCGCGATTCCGTGCTGGCCATGCTCATGCCCGGGGAGTTCGTGCTGCGTCGGGACGCCGCCCGGGTCCTCGGCCAGGCCACCCTGCAGCGGCTCAACGCCCTGGGCAGCGGTTTGACGTCGCAGCTGCGCCCCTTGCAACGTTTCGCGGAGGGTGGGGCCGTAGGTGGCGGGAGCTTTGCGGCGCCGCAGGCGCAAGGCAACTGGGGCACCCTGACCATCCAGGTGGGGGGCGGGAGTTATCCGGTGCAGGCCCGGCAGGACGTGGCCGAGGCCCTGCGCAACGAACTGGGCCGCATGGCGAGGAGCAGCCGATGAGCGCGTTGACGGAGTTGCGGATCCTCTTGGCCGGGGAGCAAGACGGCAGCCTGGCCGAAGGCGTGGTGCAACAAGGGTTGGACAGCCTGCACGTGGTGGTGCGGCTGGAAAGCGGGGTCTTGCGCAAGGTGCGCTGCCCCCAGGGCGCGCCCGGCCTGGGAGAGCGGGTGCTGGTGCGGGGCACGGAACTGGCGGGACGGGTGAACGGCTTTACGCGCAAGACCGCGGTCATTGTCTGAAGGAGGCGGCATGAACATTCCCACGGTGCAGGTCTTGGTGACCGTGCACACCCAAAGCGGCGAGCCGGATGCGGGGGCGGTGATCAGCGCCACCCTGGACCGGGCCGAGATTCACGAGGGGCACCTGCTGCCCCGTACCACCCAGGCCGTGGCAGACCAGGAGGGACAGGCCGTGCTGGAGCTCTGGCCCAACGAACTCGGAGTCGGGGGCAGTTGCTACCTGGTGGAGATCCTGGGCCGCGACGGCGCGGTGCAGCGCTACCGGGCCACCGTGCCCAACGCGGACTGCAAGCTCTGGGAGATCATCGACCTGGAGCGGTTTCCGCCCCAGTATTGGAGCAACAAGGCCGACCGGGTCATGGGCGCCGTGGCGGGCACGCTTGCGCTGCTGGACGCCCGGGGCAACCTGGCGCCTTCGGGTCTGACCCCCACGGACATCGCCGGGGGCGGGGTGGTCATGGAGCACAACGCCCTGGCGGGCCGCGACGCAGTGGACGCGCACCCGCAGTACCTGCTGCGCACGGCCGGACTGGCCGAGTTCGATACCCCGGAGGCCAAGGCCTTGGCCAGGGCCAACCTGGAATTGCAAACCATTGACGGCGGGACCTTCTAGCCGCCCTCGCAAGACAAGGAGCGAACACCATGCCCAGACTGCAACTCAGACGCGGCCTCAAGGCGAATCTGCCCACCGCCAACCTCTTGGCCGGGGAACCCCTGGCCACCACGGACCGGGGCACCCTGCACCTGGCCACCGACGCGACCACGCGCGTGCCCGTGGTCCCTGCCGTGGACGACCTCGTCACCCTGGCCGCCGTGGACGGGGCGGCCGACCTCCTGCTGCTCCACGACGCGGACGGCGTCGGGCAGAAGGAAAAGAAGATCACGGTCAACGCCTTCAAGGCGGCCCTGAACATCCCGGCCGGCACCAGCGACGAACAGGTGGCCGCGGTGGCCGGGGGGCAGTCCGGCTACCTGTGGGGCACCGACGGCACGGACGGCGTGCTGCGCGCCGGGCCCGGCCTGGTCATGAGCAAGGATGCCGCCAACGCCTACGTGCTCCTGGACGTGGACGTGGTGGACGGGGGGAGCTTCTGATGGCGGGCCTGCGCATCAAGCGGGGCACCCGGGCGCAACTGGACGCCGCGGCCGGGTCCGGACTGCTCCATGCCGGGGAGCCCTACCTGGTCACGGACGAGGGTGTCATGGCCCTGGGCCTGGGGCCTGGCGAGTACGCGGACGTGGGCAGCGGGGGCGGCGGCGCGTCCACTGCCGCGCACGTGAGCTACGACCCGACGCAGAGCGGGCTGGACGCAACGGACCTGCAGTCCGCCTTGGATGCGGTTGTCGCCACGCACACCGGCAAGCTCACGGCCAACAGGACGGTCAACTTCGACAGCTCCATGACCGCTGCGCAAATCCAATCCCTGATTGACCAGCAACCGAAGAATTTGAATGGCTGCACGCTGACCTTCCAGTTTGCCGATGGGGCGTATGCCCTTGGGGAAACGCTGTTCTTCCTGGGTTTCTTTTCGGGAACATTGATTATTCAGGGAAATGCCGCGGATACCACTGCGCAGCTAAACAAGAATGTGTTCGTGGACTTCTCTGGCGCAAATTGTCACGGATTTGAAATTGCATCCCTTGTTGTTGTCAATGTTCAGCGGCTACGCATCAAGGTCAATTCCTCTACCGCAAATCGTGCCGCAATTTTTTCTCGCGGGTGTACTTTTTTTGGCTGCTATCAATGCAGTTTTGAGGGCACATCAACCGCTTATGGTTATGGCGCTCTCGTGCGCAATGGCTTTGGTGAAATACAGGTGGGGTATGTGACAAATTTCCAGATAGGCCTCTACTGCTTTTCTGGTTCCGTGTTCGCGTACAACACCACGTCTGGAGCGCCGCACCCCATAACTTCTTTACAGGTTTACGCAGGCACTATTTACAAGACCGGCGTGACCATTGTGGGGTCTGAAGGGAAAAGCGGCGGTGGGCAAATATTCTCTTAGGAGCGAGTTCATGCAAAAATACCTGATTAGTCTTAGCGCCAACACCGTGTTGATGGCCGTGGATGAATCTCTTGGTCCCGTAACTTTCAACCTCGATCCGGATCATGCGATCATTGAAACAGCCATGGCCCGGGAAGACATCACCGACCCCTTGTCACTGCTTGTGGTGGCACCCCGGACCACCGTCTCCCGTCTGGAATTCCTCAGCCGCTTCTCCTCCGAGGAGGTGGTCTTCCTCTGGGCGCAACCGGTGTTTGCCCCTTTCGTGGCCCGGGTCCTGGCCGCCGAGGTGGTGGACCTGGGCGACGCCACCGCGCAAGAGGCCCGGCAGCTGCTGGCCCAGGCCCTGGACGCCCAGGGAGTGCGGATATTTCCCGACGCTCGGCTGGACGCGATCTTCGGGACGGAGGCGTAAATGGCCATCACCCTGGACGGGCTGACCCTGCCCCCGGAGCTTTTGTGGCAGGACGAACTGGCCTGGACGCCCGTGGCGGCCTCGGCCAAGCGCACCCTGCAGGGGCGCCTGGTGGTGCATGCCGTGGCTGGGGCGGACGAGTCCGGCAGGCCCATCACCCTGGGCAACGAGCACGCCTGGATCGGTCGCGACGAGCTCCTGCAACTGCAGGGCTGGGCAGCGGAGCTGGAGCGCGTCCTGGAGCTCCGGCTGCATGACGGCTCCCTGCGCCGGGTGTGCTTTCGCCACTGGGAGCCCCCGGTGCTGGAGGCGGCCATGCTCTTCCCCGTGGCGGATCCCGCTGGGGGCGAGCGCTATCACCTCAACGCGCTCAGGCTGGTGGTGGTATGAGCACGGCGACCCTGGTGTTGGATTTCGGGCAGCAGGCCGGGCAGGAGTGCCCCTTGCTCTATGTGGAGGTCCCCGAGTCCCAGGTGCGGGCCGGGGAAGAGCTGGCCATCCGGCTCTGGGGGTCTTTGGAGCGCCTGGAGGGCTGGACGCTCTGCGTGTTCGGCAAGTCCCTGGGCACCGGGACCCTGGGCCAGCTGGAAGCCGATGAACGCGAGTGGCAGGAGCAGGTGGATTTCGCGGCGAGCACGGCCTCGGAGCAGCTGGAGTACCCCTTTGTGCGCGTGGTGGGGGCCGAGACCCTGACCCCCATCGCCTGGATCGACCCGGAGCGCCCCCAACCGCCCAGGGTCCTTGCCAACCGGGGTGTACAGGCCGGGGGGCGGCTGCGGCGCAAAGGCTACTCCTGTCTGGAAGTCATCGACGCGCCCGCCCCTCTGTATGGATCCCTGTTGGTGACGGTGGAACGCGTGGCCCACTTTCGGGAGTGGACCGTGACCGTGCCCCCGGATGGGGGCGGGGACTGGTGGTTCTTCCTCTACAACGGGAGCGGGCAGGAGCCCTACCGCCGCTTCGCCATTGCCCTGCCCGACCTGGCCGCAACCCAGGTGGCCTACCGCAACTACCTCATCCGGCTGCTGGACTTTTCGAGCGAAGAGCCCCTGGCCGGGGCCACGGTCTGGGTGGACGGCCTGGAGGCGGGGGTCACGGACGCCAACGGCGAGCTGCTGCTGGAGGGCATCGCCACCGGCACCCACAGCATCCGCGCCTTCCTGGAGGGCTACCTGGACACCAGCGAAGACGGTCTCAGCAACGAGACCTTTGTGGTGAGCTGATGGGCGGGGGCATTGCCGATCTGGGGCGCATCGTGCTCGGCAAGCGCACGGCCGGGGAGTTGCGGCTGCAGGGCGCGGGGCCGGACGGCACGGGCCTGGACCGGGGCATCGAGTACGAGAGTCCCGAGGACAAGGCCCTGCGCGGCCCCTACGAGACGGGTTGCCGTGAGGGGCACAAGTGCGTGGAGCTCTGGCTGCAGCGCCACCGCGTGGACAGGGTGGTCAAGGTGTTCATGCAGGACCTCTACGTGCCGCCGGTGAGCCTCAGGCAGGTCGTGGCGGACCTCAACGCCTATTACGCGCTGCTCACGGACGGCACGGTGCTGCCCATCGTGGGCGAGCTCTACGACGCCGGGCAGGCGGAGTGCTCGGAGTGGGCCGGCATCACCCAGATCGCGGCCCACACGCGGGCCGTGTTCGGGCTCAAGCAGGACGGTTCGGTGACTTGGGCAGGCCGCCCGCTCGGCAACGCAAACTGCAACTGGTTCCACGGCTGGGGGCCCATCACCCGGATTGTGACCCGGATATCCACGCAGTTGGTCATCGGTATCAACGGCGGCACACCGTATTATGAGACGCTGCGCAACACCAATTGCGTCGGGTACACGACCACCCAGGCCGCGCTCTGGGCCCCCATCAACAGCCTGGACAGCGTCATTGACGCCGATGTGGGCGGGGGCGGCGTCACGGCCAATGCCTGCGCGCTGTTCCTCCACGCAAGTGGCTCGGTGAGCTACGTGGGGCAGTTGCCCAACGGGGCCGTGGCACAGGTTGGGGGTTGGACGGATATCGTGCAGGTGACCACCAACGGCAACAACAGCTTCGGCCTCAGGGCCGACGGCACCTGCCTGGCCACGGGCTCCAACACCGCCCAGGTCAACACGGTCAGCGCCTGGACCGGCATGCGACAGCTACTTGCCTGGGGTGACGTGGTCTACGGGCTCAAACAAAACGGCACCATCGTGGCCCACGGCAACGGGCAACCGCTCATGACGCCGTTCGAGGGGGGCGGATTCGTGCAGATATCCAACGGCGTTGGCCAGCTCATCGCCCGCACCAGCTGCAACGTGGTGGCCTCGTGCCGCACGACGGATACACAAGAGATCAAGGACCTGACGGCGGACGCCAATTCACTTTTCGACTACTGCCTCTAGGAGGAACCCATGCCCATTCTGGAATCCGAGCTCGAGCTGTACCGCTCTGCCGTGGTCAACGACGGCGCCGCCAACGGCGGACGCATGGGGCGCCAGCGCATCCTGTGCGGGGTCAAGAACAACCTTTTCCCGGACGTGAGCCAGACCCAGCGGAACACCGGAATGGTCCGGCGGCGCAAGCTCTTTGCCGCGCTGCGCAACGCCGAGGACCTGAGCCTGAACAACGCTTACGCCCACCTGGACCGGGACAGCGAGGGCGACGAGTCCTATGGCCTCTGCGCCGGAACCATGCGCGATACCCAGGCCGACCTGGTCGCCCCGCGTCTCCATGCGGCGGCCCGGCTCAAGCAGAATCTCTCCGCCGGGGCGACCAGCTTCCAGCTGCAACTCAAGCACCCCGACCTGGCCGAGGGCTTCCAGAGCGGCGATACCTTGTGCCTGCAGGACGGCACCCAGCGGGAGTACTTCGCGGCGGTGCAGGTGGCGGTGGAGGGCCTGACCCTTACCGTGACCCTGGGCGAGGAGGAGCAGACGGCCCATGACTACGCCGCGGCCACGGCCTGGGGGGCCTCGGTCTGCCTTGCTCCGGACCAGGACCTGGCGCCCCGGGTCTCGGACTGGGACGCCTCGGGCACCCAGACCGGGACCTACGACGTGGGGGCCCAGCCCCTGGAGCTGGGCAACATCGGCTGCGTGGAAGACGACTGGCTCCTGACCTTCACCGGCGAGCAGAGCTTCAGCGTGGCCGGGACTTTCACCGGCGCCCTGGGCTCGGGCAGTCTGGGCGCGGACTACGCCCCCGTGAATCCCGACGGCGGGGTGTACTTCCGCTTGCGGGCCGCGGGCTGGGGCGGCATCTGGGGCGTGGGCGACACCCTGCGCTTCTCCACCCACCCGGCGGCCTTCCCCCTGTGGGTGATTCAGACCGTGCCCCAAGGCGCGGCCGCAACCTCCGCCAGCGAGCCCGTGCTCCTGGTGGGCGGGGAGAGCGCCTGATGGACGTGCGGGTTGCCTGCCACTGCCCCAGCTCCTTGGCCCGGGTGGAGCTGGGTTGCCGTCTGTCCTGCGCCCTGGCCGGACCCGTGGCCCTGCGCTGCACCCTGGTCAGCGGCCTGACCCGCGCCGTGGCGCGTGGCTGCGCCCTGCCCGGCGCCCTGCTGGCGCACACCCCCGTGCGCCGGGGCTGCGTCCTGCGCTGTGCAGCCCATGACCCGGCGCCGGAACTGGTGCCCCTGCCCACCTTGAGCATCGGAGGCCACTGATGGACTACTGCCGACTGGAACTGAGCGCGGATCAGGACAACTATGCGCTCCAGGCCGTGGTGACCCTGGCCCGGCTCGAAGACTGGCTGGGGGTGGAGGCCGGACAGGAGCTGCGTCTGCAGTGCGCGGGGGAGGACTACGTGCTGGTGGTGGAGAGCCGCAGCCAGGCGCGGGGCTTCGGGGAGCGGGAACTGAGCGTGACCGCCGCGAGCCCGGCCGTGCGTCTGGGCGAGCCCTGGGCCACGCCCCTGACCAGGAGCTGGAGCAACGCCACGGCCCGGAGCATCGCCACGGAGCTCTGTGCCCTGGGGGGCGTGCCCCTGGACTGGCGGCTGACGGACTGGACCCTGGAGCTCTTTTCCGTGGAGGGCGAGACCCCGCTCCAGGCCCTGCAGACCCTGGTCACCGAGGCCGGGCGCCTGGTCTCGCGCCCGGACGGCACCCTGGTGGCGCAGTACCTGCACCCGGTGAGCCCCACGCGGTACGGGGACGTGCTCCCGGCGCTGCGGCTCTCGGACTATGCGGACATCACCAGCCTGGACAGCCGCACGGAGTACAAGCCCGGCTACAACGCCGTGGACCTGGTGAGCAGCCCTGCGGGGGCGTCCGAGGGGCTCAGCCTCCAGGAATGGCAAGGGGCGGGCTGCGACGAGACCGACGGGGCCGACGCGGATCGGGGCCTGAGCGCGGGGCAGAAGCTGGTGGCCGCCGTGACCTGGCCCTATCGCACGGTGAGCCTGAGCACCAGCCACGGCGAGGCCGTGCTCCTGCTCCAGGGCGAGGAGGAGTTCGTCTGCGTCGAGCAGGTGGAGCTCGTTGGGGGGGCGGGCAGCCTCAAGTACCCGGCGGAACAGGTGCTGGAGACCGACTACGGCCCCAACCGGGACCTGGGCGCGGTCACGGTGGAGGGGCGGGCCGTGACCACGGCCGAGGCCGGGCAAAGCCTGCTCACCGTGCGCTATCTGGGGCGGGTGCAACTGTGGCTGGTGGAGCACGCGGGCGAGGACCGGGTGCAGGTCGTGGCCGACGGGGCCGACGGCGGCGGCAGCCTGCTGCTCACCGTGCGGCGCGGCCGGGGCGATTGCAAGGCCCCGGGCATCATCGAGGACCCGCTCTGCCGCTCCCTGGCCATTCTCCAAGAGCGGGGGCGCAACTACCTGGACGAAGAGGGCTTTGCCAAACAGCGGGTGGAAATCAGCACCCCCCTGCGCCCCTTGCCGTTGCCGGGCGCGGTGGTGGAAGTGCAGGACCACGGCCAGGGCGAGACCTGGCGCGGCAAGCTCCTGGGCTGGAAAGCCACGGTGGAGAACGGCGACAACCCGGACAGCACGGTGGCGTGGACTGTTGAACGAAGCGAAGTAAGGTAAGAAAGTGGAGCAGGCGGGGCGGATAGTAGCCGCCCCACTGGCCCGGCGTGGCTGCGTCGGACCACGGCCGAAGCCGCTGCTCCCTGGCCGCCACGTGTGGGACGCGACGGGTGGCGAGGGTGTAGCAGCTGCGAGGTCAAACCACAACCGGAGTCATGCAGGAAATTCGATGCGGTTCATGTAATAGGTTGTTGGGGGTGGGCATAGTCAGCGTTATGCATATCAAATGCCCGAAATGTAAGGTTATAAACTGCGTGAGAGCCACGAGCTCCAACTCAGAAGGCCACAGAGCCTCCCGACAGGAGGCAATCAGTGGCCACGCAAAGAAGATCATACCACCCGCCTGATCCAGGTGTGTGGGCGCTGCCTAGTGGCAATGAGAAGGGGTTTATTCGCGGATCAAAGGCCGTGGCCGGTTTTGGGAATTATGATCACTGTATAGCGGTGCTATCTGCGAGTGCTGCCAGGGCGTTGGTTACAAAACACCATTACAGCCATACTGTTGTGAACAACTCATTCGTACATTTAGGAGTCTACCAGAGGAACAACCTGGTCGGAGTACTACAGTTTGGGTATGCGCTTAACCCTGTGCAAGTCTCGCATGTAGTGCGCGATACGTCACAAGGGGAATACCTGGAGCTAAATCGCATGTGGCTGTCTGATGTCGCACCAAGGAACAGTGAAAGCATGTCAATATCGTATGCACTGAAATACATACGGCACGCAATGCCAAGCGTGGCTTGGATACAAACGTTTGCCGACGAACGATGCGGTGGACTGGGGGTAGTTTATCAGGCATGCAACTTTCAATTTGTAGGGGAGCATGTGACGGACTTCTACTTCCTGGATGGTGACTTCTATCACCGCATCCTGCTTACTGCTCACCGGCAAGGGACACGAGCGCAGCAACTACTGGCCGGGGTGGATCGCGCGTTTCGTTTACGGTACAGGCAGTTTCGCTATGTCTTCTTCCTCAAGCGGGCATGGAGATCAAGGCTGCTGCTGCCCCCGCAACCGTACCCAAAGGCAGCAAAGAGCCCGGCCCCGGACG